ACCTTTAGCAACGGTTTGTGAAAGAGTAGCCATTGTCTAAATCTCCCCTTATACCAAGTTGTACTTAGCGTTCACAAGTGCTTCAGGACGAAGAATCTTGCGACCGTACAGATGCATACCACGAACAATGTCAGCAAAGCTGTCAGGGTCACGGTAGGTTTCAGTCTTGTTAATCTGCTCTGCAGTTGCAACAGCAGAATCGTGACCGCCAACCATTACGCCGTAGTTAGAAGCGTTAGTACCACCAGTTGTTGATGGACCAGTTCCAATTACAGGAAGGTTGTTAGACACGTAGATACGGAAACCATGCAGGTTATTCAGCACCAAGCCATTCTGCAGACCTGACCCACCGAAATCAGCATTGAACAGACGTGAGTCTTCGTCCATGAGGATTTCTTTGAATACAGGGTCGATAACAAGCCAACGGCCTTGTGTATCAACATTCTGCTGGTCCAGCTTACGAGCCATACGAGCAACAATCTGCAGTGCGTTGGCGTTACCTGAACCAACAGTTGCAGAAGTTGCGCCACCGGCACGTGGCTGAATACCAATTGATGAACCGGCTGCACCGCCAAAGTCATCAGCTTCCAGCTTCATTGAAGCAAGAAGTTCGTCTGAACCTGCAGTTGCAACAGCAACAGTACCATTAACGGTAGTGTTAACTGTGTCAGCATTTGCATGAAGTGCAGACTGAGTGTAGCCTGACAAGTAGCCAAGAACGTCTTGGTCGAACTGGTCAGCAAGGCGATACGCAGCACGGTCACTTGCCAGAGACTGGAAGTTAACGTGTGAGTGTGCCTCTTCGATGTCGTCAACCTTAAACGCAAAGTAGTTAGCTTTGTCGATTGTCAGGCTGAAGTCTTCATCGTCCAAGTCTTGTGCGGTAATTTGCGTACCACGTGAGTAAGCTTGAACTGAAATTTCGGGTTCCTTGATAATCTTCACGGAATCACCCATGTTAGCAATCTCACCGAAGTAGTCGGAATTTGAGATAGCTTCAGCAACAGCAGACTTGCGGAAAGCAAGTTGCACCTGTTTGCTGTAAATTACGGGTGAAAAATTACCGTTAGGAAGATTGCCATACCCCGCTGCGGAAGTAAATGCCATTTTAAAATCTCCTATTGTAGCATTTTACAGATACAAACTCGCAAGACTAATCAGGAGGCTGGTTCACGTGGGTGCGTATTCTAGTAAGGTGGCCGCCCTACCATTCAACGGGCCATGTTCGTCAGGTAATCCGTAAGACTTGGCTGTTTGCGTATTGTAGTGTAACCATATTGCGCTATACAGTTACACTAATATGACTATAGTTATACTTAGAAATAACTATTTGTCAACACTTTTTTATCTGGCTGAACCAGATACATCATAGATAAACTTACCACTACGGATAGCTTCCATGATTTCGTCAGACATCTTCTCGTATTGTTGAGGTGACATCTTTTGTACTTGAGACTCTTTTAAGTAAGTAGACTGCTCATCATTTTGTGGTCTACTTCTTGAGTTCTTTGTAGATACAGACTTAGCCGCATCTTTATCTTTAGTAGGTTTGCTTTTAGCAATACCCATATCAGCTTTGTACAAATCAATTGCTCGTGCTGCAGAACGTGCATCATTGTCGTTATCGTACAGGGCATCTTGTACCCACTTAGGCTGGTCTTCTGCCCAGTTATGAAAGTCATCACTGTCACGAATCTCATCAAAGTCAGGATGGATACGCATTAGTTCTGCTTCTGCTTTTTCTTTTGTAGCACTGTTTTGCATTTCATCAATTACTTTTAGGCGATCTTCTAATGCAGAAGATTGTTCACGTGCCTTCTTCATAGCAATTGTTTCAACGATAGCCGCTACATCTGGGTAGTCTGCCGCCCACTGTTCGATGTCTTCATCGGACTTAGGTAGTTTCATTTCTTTTTTAGTAGCTTGTTCTAGCTGCCGTTTCATTGCATCTAGTTCAGCTTTAAACTCTTCAGCTTGCTTTTGTTGATGGCGGCGCAAATCAGAGTAGCGTTTTTTAAATGTCTTTTCTTCTGCACTAGTAGGTTCAGCTTCTTGTGTCTTTTCTGTAGTTTCTGCTACTTCGCCACGCTGTTCTTTCATTAGCTGTTCTAGTTCTTCTTCTTCCATCTTGCGTTTTTCTTCGTTAGTGTATTTACGATTTGCAAACGCAACTTTCTTTGGTGACTGCATTTCTTCAGCCATAATTGTATCGTTCATTGTATTTCCTTTTGTTGGGGCCACTGTAGCCACACTGTCGGGCGTGGGGAGTGAGTAGCCAACTGATTGTAAGATTTAGGTAAGCCTCTTACGCAGCTTGTTGACGTATTTCTTTATATCTACCGTGTACTGTGTAGATATTGTTTTCTGTATGTACGTCAAAACTTTCACCATCAATAACAATGGATACTGTTGGTGTTAACTGTTCCACATACTCAAGGGATGATACAGGAATACCATTGATGCTATCACCTACTACCAAGTCCTCTGGGCGTGTCCATGTACCATTTGCTAGTACCGGGTGGTCGTTACTAATCTTGAGTTCATTATTAATTGAGTAGTAACCCTCACGCATATGCTTGTGTAAAACTTCTTTAACCCTGTAGTTATCAATTATGTCACCGACTTTGACGTTAGTAACAAAGTCAACTACGCCATTGATTTTAACTTTCATGTCTTCAGTTAGACAGTCAGTACCTGTTCCAAATCCTGTGCTTCCAGTCGCATCTACGCCAACTCCACTTCCACCTTCGCCCGGACCTGCTGAACTATTGTTACTGTTGTCATCATTACCAGACATAAAGTCGGAATAATAATCTCTAGCTACCGTATCTGCTACTTGTGGGCCTGAACCTCTTGCTACGTTACCTGCAGCTTCTGCTGCTTTTGCTTTCTCGCTTGCTGCAACTACAGCTTGTGACACTCTGTCAATTAACGCTGGATTTGTTGTTTTTTGGATTTCTTGAACTTTTAAGTTTCCTAAAGCCCTAGTTAGTTTTTCTAATTGGTTAAAGTTTCCACCTTTATTAGCTAATTTATTTATTTCACTTGGGCGTAAACCTAAACGAGATAATTCAGCTTTAACATTAGATAAAGCTTTACTACTTTCTATAGCATTTCCTTTAGAATCTTGAAATAAACTTTGAACTTCTGGCATTACAACATCTGCAATACCTGCAATAACACCTTGAATACGTTCATCCATTTGATCTAACGGAGTTGTGTCTGTATATTGTCTGTTAGGTGCGCCCGTTCTACTAATATCATAATCTAATGCGCCGCCAACTACCCCACGTATATTATCTAACACGCCACCAAAAGCTGCGGAGGTAGCTGCATTAGCTAAAGCAGTAGATTCCATTTTAATTGCGCCAAACAAATTAGTAATTCCCGGTACTTTAGAAAAAGACTGTGCTGGACCCTTTAAAAACACATCTGAAAGAGTACCAAAATTTGCCCCGTATTTAGAGATAGCATCAGATAAAGCGGTATTAACTTTACTTCTGTCATATCCTACACCTGTCACATCCGTTGTACCACCCGGATCAGTTTCATCTCTTCCCTCATACCCAGTGTCAGTTACACGTGCGGTTCCTACAGTTGTAGGAGTAGTCACAGCGGATTCTACTTGTTCAGATTTCAGTGTATATCCCTCTGGAATTGGGTCAAGCATTTCACCTGTTGATCTGCTTCTACGCAATTGGATAACCTGACCCGCTTCGTTTACATAATCCACCATTTCATAATCAACACCAACTACACCTGCGCCAATAGTTTCTTGGAATGTAGGCATAACTCCTTGCACTGCAGTGGGTGTAAACCTTGTACCTGAAAGTTGCACTGTGCCGGGTTGCACTTGTTGTGCAGATGCTGCTTGTACTGGTGCTGCTGCTTGTGGGGGTGTCATTTGTCCTGTTGTTGGTTTTGTTAGAGTGTAGTTAGTAACACCTGCTGCTTGCGCTGCTGCTGGATTATTATATGCAGTTCCATCAGGGCCGTATACAACAACTTGCGTACCTACACTACCGCCGTTAGCCATCTGGACTATACCGCCCTGTGCCATTTCTAACCCATCATCTTCCATGTCAAGGTCATCAATTGTAAAAGGTAAATCATCAGGAAGAGTTGCTTCATCTGCATTACCCATTTGACCCATCGCTTCCATACGTGCAAGACCCGCTTTAGCTTCCTGACGCATTTGCATAAGTTTTTCTAATCCAAAGTATCGCACTACGTCTGCAGGAAAAACAAATTCACCTTCGCTGAGTTGGGCAGGAATATCATCACGTACCTCTTCTCGTAATGAACCAGACGGCACTTCGTTGCCAGATTCTTCATCAACCATACCGCCTTCGTCCATAAGACCGCCATCAGCAAACAATTCCATTTGTTGTTCCATATTTTTCATAGGGACTACTCCACCTTTTTCCATTTGTACTAAACCACCACGGTTCATCCTTTGTGTTGTTAGAAACAGTAATCGTTTAAGATCGTTATAATCAAGCCCATTTATAAATTCACTATCACCTGTCATATCAGGTACTCTAGGCGTGTCTACAGTTTTTTCTGTTCCGTCTTTACGTTTGATTATCGTTTTAGCGTCTTTAAATACTCCTAAGTTTTCATCTTTTGCAGATTTTAACAATTGTTGATCTGTTATACCCCTACCAGCAGTGTCTGACATGAGTGTAGCATTTGAAGACATAGTTGATCTACGCTGTAAAATGTTATATATAATTCTTAGATTTTCAGCTTTTTCTTTTGGTAGGTCTTTTCTTATGAAAAACAAATTAGTTTCAATGTCTCCTAGAATACCACCTTCTTTTGACAAACCCTCAAGCAATTTATCATATGTTCCTCTTGCCCCATATTGTTCAGTAAACTGTCCAAGAGACTGTAAGTCATTAAAATATGATCTAACATCATCATAATATTTGCTTGCTATAACTTTTTTGGATGCTTCTTTACGCATGTCTTTTGGAAAATAATAATCATCTCTTATCCGTCTAGCCAGTAGTTGCTCTCTACGTTTTAAAGAGTTTGCAATCTGCTGTCCCGCTAATACTTTATCTTCTAAGGTTTTTAGTTTTCCTATATTTTTATTAACAGCATTTACTATTTTCTTTTCTTTAGCCCTAAACGCATCAGCTACCTCTGCTCTGCTTTTATCGCCTTGAATCACCCCTTCTTCGATCATTCTTCTATAAGAGTAAAGTTCTTCAGGCATATCAGGCTGATTAGCCGGTCCTACATATCTATTTTTGTCAGATAACCTTTTTATAGGCCCAAGTTGTTCCGGTTTAGATAGGGCAACTTCAGCTTCAAGGTGATCGCTCTTAGGTAAACCTAAAGGTTCATCTGATAATTTACTGGCATCCCTATAATTTCTTGCATCTGTATAGTCTTCTGCACTGAGACCTTTCACTTTTGATCTTTTAAGATCAGCGTATACAACATTAGCAGGATTAAATTCACCAAAACCTTCTTTTAGTGACACGAGAGGGTCACGTGAAGTGGACAACATTTTCTTGTCTAACTCCATGTGTTCACCAGTAGCTTGTCTTCTTCCTAGCCCCACGTCACCTTTAAATTTATCATATGGTTGAAATCCTTCTTGAACCAATTTTTCTGCTTTTGATGCAGGTTCATCCATACCCTGTACGGCTAAATCCATTAAGCCAGATTTACGTGCTTCAGCTTGATTTAATTCATTGAATTTTTCTAACAAATCTTGCGTGGATACTTTTCCATCTGCACCTATAGATATAGTTCCTCTAATCTTACCATCTACTTTTAAGTGTATAAATCCTAGATCACCCTCAAAATCAGGCTGACTCTTTTCATAACTAAGCAACCCCTCATCTGGAATATAATCACTTGCTCCACCCCCGTCCTGTTTAATTGGTTTAGTAATATAAACAGATGGACCTGAGAGTAATTCATCTATAGAAACACGGTCTTTTCTAGCTTTATTTTTAGCTATTGATCTGTTTTTATCATACTCATACCTAAGTTTTTCCCTCTGTTCTAGTGTAGAATTTTTTGGAAGTTCTTTCCTTTTTGGCGGCTTGTATTTATCAAGATCAATAAGAGAATCAAGCAATGCGTTTTTATTTCTCTCTATATTTTTAGCCATTTTTAGCAAAGTTTTATCTAGACCCTCTTGGGTAACGGCTGTAATTTTAGACATCTGAGGAGAGCCATGAAATACTTTAGGTACGGGACGATTGACTTCTTTTAAAAACTTTCTTCTTTCTCCTTTTTCAAGAGTTTTGGCAGAGTCAATCTGTGCCTGCCTTTTAGGCGTAATAAGATTATCTGTTTGTTTCTTTACAGAACTCTTAATGGCAGATTTAGTTACATCTGTAGCTATCTTAGCACCGGGAAGAAAACCTAAACCTGTAAGTACGGTAAACGCACCGCCAAGACCCATCTTCTTTAGGTCTTTCTCTTCATAGCCTTGAGCCATAAGATTTTTTGCATACTCTAAATCTTCAGGGGCTTCTATTGCACCTTTAACACCACCGACAAACGGTGTCATATCTGCAACAAACATTCCCAAGTCTTTAGCAGCAGACTTTAATTTTTCTTTTGTAACAGGTTCTTTTGGCATCATCATGTCATCAGGTGACATAAGTTTATCCATCTGTTCTTTAGTTGTTGCCATCCGATTTATTTATATCCTCACGCAATCGTCTAATCTTACGTAGTGTTTCTATTGCACCTTGTGCTTTATGCACAGTAATCATACTTTCAGATTGTTCTAGTATTTTATGCTGTTGTGTCGTAAGCACATCTAAGTAATTACTGAAGTGGTCCCATTGGCGGCTGTTGCTGACCAGTGGCTTCAACTTGCTGAGTATTTCCTTGTCCATTCGCACTAAATCCTTGTTCACCCGGCACAGGAGCCTGTCCTACACCTATTTGACCGCCGCCGCTACCAGAGGTATCCATAGCATTAGCACCCGCTGGTGCGCCTCCTGCGGCCTGTTCTGGCCCCATAGGTTGCTGGAAGCCCTTCATAATCTCTGCTTGTAGTGCAGCTTCGTCCATATTGTTGGTTACTTTGTCGGGATCTAAGTCCATAGACTTTGCAATCTCACGGATTACATACTGGAACTTAGCAAAAGGTGCGAGTGCTGGGCTGCTTGCAATCTGCAAGAATTGCATCAAACGCTGACTACGTACTTCATTAGCCATTAGGCTTTCAGTACCACGAGCCTTAACTTCTAAATCGCCTTTGATTTCTGGATCAAAGTCAAACTGCATGTTAAAGCGGAAGAAACCTTCACCAAGAGGGCGTAGCAGATAATCGTCTACGTTCTTAATAACAGTTTTTGTTCCACCTGCAGCCGCACCCATAAGCATAGAGATGCCTGAAGCGGTACGTCCTACTCCTGAGATACCTGTCTGTCCGTGTGCAAATGATGGGAAGCCCGTGCTTTCATCTGCCAATACACGTGCTTTGTCAAACAGCATCATATTTTCTTGTGACACGTTAGGGAACTTAGTACCAAAGATAGCTTGTCCCGGTGCGCCACCTTGTCTACGGAAAATCTTGCCCGGATACAAAGACAAGTCCTGCCCCGGTACTAGGTTAGTTTCATCTACCTCGACAATCAAGTTGCCAGACAATACAGCATTATCAACTGCCATACGCATAAAGCCATTCATCAGCGTCTGCGTATCGTCCATGTTTTCAGCAATACCTACACCAAAGAATGAGTATGGGTTTAGTTCATATGGCGCAGCATGGTATGGAATACGGCTAGGCTTGAATGGGTTAAGCACCATACGTAATAGCTTGCCGTTACAAATCCACACATTGGCTTGTAGTTCATCGAAGTCAGTAAGTTCTTTAGGAATATCTACGCCTTGCTCGTCAAGCATTTCGGTATCAACCATACCCCAATACTCAAGTACTTCAAATCTATCTACGCCATGTTCTGGTGCGTAGTCAGACAAGTCATCTTCCCAATATTTCTTTGTGTAGTTTTCGCCCATAGAAATAACTTCATCAATAACTTGACTGCGGAAGTATGGGCGTTTCTTCAGGTTACGTAATTGTGTGCGTGACATCTTGTGACGTTCAATTACATACTGTGCCTCATCCATGTTGTTAGCATCTGGGTCTGGATAAAAGTTCCATACAGATACGTGACTAACTTGTGGTACAGTTTTAAACAGTGGGTCGTAATTACCCTCATCATCCCAATTAGGATACTCTTTATCAATAGCAAATGGCCCCTTCATTACGCCTGTTCCGAAGAGTGCCATTTCAAAAGAAGAGTTACGCAGATGTTTATTGGCACCGGACTCTTCTAGTTGGTCGTGAATTTTTTTCTGCATCTTTTTAGCTGCAATCATTGCAGGACTAAATGCAATAGCTGTAGGAGTTTTGCCCGGACCTTCTTTCAGCTTATCTTGAATAGGCTCAAGCCGATTTTGCATAACGCCAAGTTTATCTTGAAGAGACTTAGCAGTAGCACCCGGTGGTAAATCTTGCCC